TTTTCGCGAGCATCCTTCACATATTGCGTGATCGAATCGATATGCTTTCCTGCAAGGAAGAACCAAGCGGTGGAAAGCGGCACGTTCTGCGCCTCTGCCAAACGACGGAAGTTTGCCAGAATATCGCCCTTGTCTCCATACTCTGAATTTTTAGTAGTGAACAATTTCTCCGCACGCTTGATGGCGTCGGCGATGATGGTGAGCTGGGGATTGGTGCCATTCGTCACAGCCTCGAGTGCGGGGGCGGGCACACGGTCTGCGATGGTTTCATAAATCTTTTCCAGATCAACGGCTGCATTAGACATTAGGTTGCTCCTTTTGGATGGTTGACGCTTTACGAAGCACGCGAGCATGATTGAGGGATCGTCTCGCGTTCGCTACGTATTCGTCGTTTATCTCAAGACCGATAACGTGTTCGGCCCCGAGAGCTTCTGCCGCCCGAAGCGATGACCCACCACCGCATGTCGGATCGAGCATTCTTGTGTTGCGATCTACAAACATCTGTAGAAAGTGTTTGAGGACTGGTTCGGGTTTGGTGTGGGGATGATGCTCCTTGTGTGTTGGCGCTGCGATTGCGTTCGCGACGGGGCGGACCAGAAGGCGATCCTCACGACTCGCGATAAGGGCTGTCTCGTAAATCCGGCGGGGCTCGCGTTTCGGGTCAGGCACGATGCCTACGTTGTCGCTTTTGAGCCAGATCAACGGGAAGGTGTTGAAGGCAAGTGTCGGGGCCAGTTGTGCGAACATTTGAAGTGTGCGGGCCTGAATGGTGATGTCGCCAGATAGCCAAAACATCAAATGCCCGCTGTGGGCCATGAGGCGATCCAGATTGGCGCACAGGCACTCAATGAGACGGTCGTAGATGTGTTCGGAGTCGTCATAGCCGGAGGTTGTAAGCTTGCCAGACCATGGGCCTCCGAAGACGTTCACGCCGTAGGGGAAGTCGCAGTGGATCAGGTTGAAAGGCTCGCCCCGATAAGTTGGTGCCCAATCGAGGAAAGACTGCTGAAGGATGGACTGTTCGGCGGGGGTAACAAGGCCGGTTGTGCGTGCGGATCGAACGGGTTCGGGGGATGGCCCTTTGTTGGGGTTTTCCGGGGGCGTGGATGGGTTCAATAGGTCGTCTAGGGGGTCTATACCATCGCCACCGAAAGACGCATCAGCGGCCGCCTCTGAGGCTGTTGACAATAGATTGCTTACGGCGTCCGCCGCCATCCTTTCGTCTTCCCGAGCGATAAAGTTGTAGGCTCGCGTGGACGACTCCATCGCTCGCACATTATCCCGGTGCAGTTCCTTGGCGACCCGGCAACACCGCTGCACCCATGTCGCGTGAAACCCAAGATTGTCCGCAGTCTTCGTGTAATTCCAGCCGTCCCCGTGCTGCTGGCATAAAATGGCGTGAAGCCCTGCCATCGCCAGACACTGATCTTGCCAACCTAAATCCTTTCGCCGCAGATTTTCTTCGAACTCTATTGACTGCTGCTCGAGAGGAGAGAGGTCGTTCAGAAGGCGGACGGGGATGGTGGGCAAGCCCAGCTGGCGGCTGGCGGTGTAGCGGCGTTCGCCTGCGATAAGTTTGTAGGTTTGCCCGGCCGGGCCGGACTCCAGCGTGACGATGATCGGGACAAGCACGCCTCGAAGCGGGATGCTCGCCAAAAGATCGTCAATCACGATTTCCTTGCGCTGGCGATTTGAGCGATCAATCCAGATTTCTTTAAGCGCGATGTCCATTTTACGATCCTGACTGGTGGATGGGGAGGGCAAAGGCTCCCGCCCTCCCCGTGATTGTTATTCGCCCTTGACAGACTTGATGTTGTTACGCGGCGGATCGTCCGGGCGTTCCGGGTTGAAACGCTGCGTCACATACGCGATCACGCTCTGCCCGACGGCTTCGGGGATCAGTTCGTCAAACGTCGAACCGGAAGTGGACATCCCAAGAGACTCCAGAAAGTCCTTGAGGCGGAAGCGTGCATCAGGCGTGAGGTAAAAGTCTGTGGACATCTTGCGCGTCGAAAGATCGATTTCAGCAAGTTCCTTTGCGTCAACGTCATCGCTCGCGGAATGGAATTTGAGAGAGAAGCGGACGTAAGGGGTTTTGTTTTTGTTGTTGTCTCCAAATTCGTATGAAGTGATGGTGCCGTGGTAGGTGCCTTCAGGAAGAGCGGAGGGAGCTTTGACTTCATCAAGGTTTACGGAAAGGAGGTCTTTGAAGTTGACTGCCATTTTTTACTCCATAGTGAATAGACCCAGTGACGGGCCAACATTGACGCATTTGCGTCAATTCCTTACAGCCGCAAAATAATCGGCCAAACCCGTTTCCAGCGGGTAACTCTGCGCCACCTTGGACGGGGCGGTATTTTTGCACTCGATTGTGCCTTGGGATGTGGTGAAGATCTGACGTTTGAGGTTTTGGCCACGGCCAGAGGACTGCGCCAGCAGCACCGTGTTGAAATAGCGGCCGACTTTGGGGGGAAGTGCTTTGCCCAGAGTGTTGGGGTAGTAGCGTTCTGGTCCGCTGTCGTCGCCCATCGGTTTGATGTGGCAGTTGATGATGACGTTGCACTTCACGCTCTCATCGTACAACATGCGTAAAAGGTTCTCGACGAGTGCTTGTGCGAGGCCCCAATCGGCCTGATGGGGGTGCTGACCCAGACGGCCGTTCATTGCCAAGATGTAAGACAATGCCGCGTCTGAAAGCATGGTGAGAGAGTCGATGACGAGGACCGAGTTGCTGTCCCATGTGGTGATTGAGCCGAGGTTGGTGTTGCCGTCCTTCCAATCGCCCAACATGCCGGTCGTGCGCTGCCATACGCTGGCCTTGGCCGGGATCAGCTTGCCGCCCTGATTTTTCATCGGCTCCGTGATTGTGACGTATTCGACGTTGCTCACAGCGTCTTTTGTGTAGCGGTCGGACGTAAGCAAGTCGCGAAGCACGTCAACGCCGTTGTCGAGATCGAGGATGCGGACTTTGTATCCAGCGGCCGCAAGCGATGCGAGTGCGCCGGTTTTGCCTGCACCGCTATCACCCACGAACAACAGTTTCGTGGTGCCAGATGAATGGTGATCTTTGAGGGCGGGCATTATTTGAGGCTCCGTTTGAGGGTGTTGGCGATTTGGTCAGCGAGGGGACGTGTTGTTGTGGAGGCGATGACGATCCATTCGTTTTTGCAGAGGGCAAGGATAAGAAAGTCGCCGAGAGGCTCCTGAGCCACGATGATGTTTTGCATGTCAGATGTCGCCGCGAACCTGGAGAGGGTCCCAGATGCGGCGGGTGAAATCGGCGCGGAGCCATTCATGCCGGACGCTTGGGGGTAGGCCGCAGATTTTGCGGAACGGACATCCACCATACATGCCACATGATTTGTCGTTCATCGGCCAGTAGTTGTTTTCTGCGTAAAGTTCGGCCATGGCGATGTATTGGCCGAGATCGTAATACCATTCTTCAAGGACTGGTTCAGTGCGTGGAACAACGCCTCGCATGAAACGGGTGAAAGTCTGCGCGATTTGCGCCCCATCCACGATAATCCCCTCGATTTGCACGTTGTAAACGATCTTCCCGGCGACAGCGTAAAGCGACATCTGGTTGTCAGGCGTGAACTTGTCGAAGAATGACTGGTTGATTGTGCTTTTGGTTGTTTTGCGGTCGAGGACGAAGGCTTTGCCGTTTAGGGACGCAAGGCGGTCCAAATGGCCGCACAAAAGAATGCTTTCACCGTTACGGCTCGAGTAGCCGCTGTCGAAGCGGAACGATAGTTCGACGGCGGGTTTGCCATTGGCCAGACGCACCGTCTCGATGGGGTCGTCTTTGAACTGATCCAAATACCAAACGACTGATCGGAGCAGCGTGAGCCTGTTTTTGTTGGGGTCGTCGGAAAACCACGGACGATTTTTCTTCTCGTCCCAAGTAATTGTCAACACTTTTTTCACTACTTCACGCATCGCCTGATCATACTCCATCCCGCCAAAGCGCAGATGGTCATAATATTCAAGCGCGGAATGAAAGTGCAGACCAAATACTAGATGGACTGAAGTTTCGCGCGGTTGCCAGCCTTCAAGGATGCTCAATTGGTAATAGCGCGGGCATGTTTTAAGCGCGCCGATGGAGGTGCTGTCCCACGCGAACTGGAAGCGGGGAGAGATAAGCGAGAGGCTGTGGTTCGTAGGTTCTGACATGGGGCGTCCCTGTCTGTTAGGATTGGCGGGTGTCTGCGCCCGTTTGCACAAGGCGATAACCATTCAACAGCTTTGCTTGTAGATTATCGTGCGAGGCACGAAGAAACATGGTGTGGGCGATAAGGCGCTCGATCTTTTCGCTTGCCTCATCTCCGAGCCATGTTGATGCCTGTTGGCGAATGTCCTGCACAAGGTTGTCAAGTTCCGGTCTGGTAAGCATGGAAGGCTCCGTCAAAAATCAAGGTCCATGTCTTTGAGAAGGTCGTCTGCAGAAAGGATCGGGCCTTTTTGGCGAGGAGTCTTTTTCGGTTTTGGTGTTGCCTCTTGCGTTGCGAACTTTTCGCGTTGGGCGCGGAGATAATTGATGATCTGGTCGGCCTCGGCGTCGGTGATGTTTGGAGCCCGGTTCATCAATTCATCAAGCGAAGCAGGCGACGCTTCCGCCAAAAGATCATCCTTGCTCGACGAGTTCGGCGATGGCTGGGTCGAAGGGGACTGGTTTTGCATTTGTCTTTC